TGATACCGTACTTTAAACTGTAACCCTTCTTCATTTGTTCCATCTTGACTACTCTTTGCGTTTGGTCTTGCAGTTCCAGTAGTAACAAAATTATACATTTTAGATAATACAGATAATTTAGGATTGTTTAGTTTATTCAACTCCTCATTTAATTCATCTTCAGCATCGTAATCAACCTTTCTTTCATCTATCAACTCCCAATTTTCTAAATCTTCATCTTCTCCAAATTCCTCTAAAGAATCTAAAACCTTACTCATTTTAACACCAGTTTCTTCTTCTCTTGTTTCTTGATCTTGTACATTCTCTAAATCAATAAACTGTAATGGCTGTAATGTCTTAAAGTATAAGTTTAAAGCACTACCGTTGAACAATAGTATTCTATCAAAAGCATCTATTAAAAGTTCTTGAAAAGGCTTTATAACAGTGTTATCCATTAGTATGGAAGCTGTTTCTATTTCCTCTGCATTGTTTCCAAATCCACTACTATCTTTTATTCCTAATAACATAGGAGAAACAACTCTATGTGATACCATTACTTTCTTTTGAGATTCATCAGAAAGGAATTGATATTGGTTATGTGCATCTGATAATTGAACAGGGTTTATATCTGCTGCTGATTCTTTATCATCGTTAAAAGCAAGTATAAATTTACCTGCGTTTGAACTTCCTTGAAACTTTTGTTGTATTTTACTCTCTATTAAAGATTGTTTTTCTTCATCTGGTACTCCATTGTTAAAATTAATCAACATTGAAGGTGCTAAACCGTTCATTATATTGTTTAAATGATAGTTTGAAATCTCTTCTTCTAGTTCAGCATATTGTAAACCACCTTGATAATCTGGAGTACTGTAATAATACATTCCAGCTTTGTAAGGTTTTACATATAGTATCTCAATTGGTTTTGGACTTTCTGAAACACCAAAAGCAGGTATTCTTAAAGGTTCTTCACTTGGTTTTATATTAAGCCAATCTGGATGATAGTAATACGCTTGTACTTGTTTATCATCAGCACTACATTTTTCTGCTCTTAATGTTTCAATTGGTAAATGCTCAACTTTTACAATACTTTTTCTATCCTTTGAATAAATTACTTGAATTGCACATTGTCCGGCTAATTTTAAATCATAAGCAAATCTTCTTACATCTTCTTTTTTAAATAAAGTAATCATTTTTGCATATTGCTCTGGCTTTCTTGAGCTATCAGTTGCATCTAATCCCCTTCCATAGATCATTTGAGAAATAGCATTGATAACTGCGTTATTTGTTGCACTTCCATTATACCTATCAATTAAAAACTGAAAGTAATTGTTATCAGCACCAAATTCAACCCATTCTTTATTTTTAGATTCAACAATTGCTGGAGATGTGTAAGTTGATAAATTAACAAAACTAACTTTTGAGTTGCTTGGTTTACTTACCGTTTGTTTTCTGTATTTATTTATGCGTTTACTCATAGTATTATAAAATCGTTATTACCTTTCTTTTCAATGTATTCTCCTTTATTAACAGAATAATATTCATTGTTTGATTGGTTTGTTGATTGTGTTGTACAGAATATTTTATCTCTGTATATTATATCTAAATCAGTTGTATTAACTAAATCTTCAGATTCTAAAAAAGTCAATAAACAAGTGTTGTTTTCAAATGTTCCACCCAAAGCAATAACCCTTGATTTAAATTCTTCATAATTACCTTTTATCTGATATACTTTTACATCATAAAATCTACCTTCTTTTAAATTAAAGATTGCAGATAACTCAAGATAATTTTTATTAATTGTTGCTGTTGGAAGTATAATAGAAACTTCATTATTTGTACTATCATCTCTTAATTTTATAGTAACAGAAGTATCATATACTCTTGGTATAATCTTAATTGTTTGTGAAGTTGATATTGGCAACAAATGTTTCATATATATATAATACTAAAACTTTGTATTTTTATTTATTTAAACAAAAAAAAAGGTAATCAGTTAAGACTACCCTTTTTTAAAAACCAAAAATGAAAAATTATGCAGTTGGGTCAATCTGGTTTGAAGAAACATCTCCTGCAAATGCAGATAAAGATGCAAAATAAGGTGGAGCAGTTTCTTGTGCTACAATAGTTAAATTGTACCCACTTAAATCTCCCATTGCTGCACCAGTTGAAATTGTACCACCAGTTACCTCTGCTCCGTGTTCTAAACCTACAACAAAAAAGTTTCCGTTGTAATCTTGAACTGCTACGTGAGGTCTTCCGTGTGCTATTAATTTTAATTCTTCTTGAGTTGCTTTGTCTTGAAAAGTTAAAGCCATTGTCAAGGTACTTTCATAAAAAGTAGTTCCGTTTTCTCTTGAAGAGTTTATTGCAGTTTCTAAAGAAGATGCACCTTTTACTTCAAATTGAAACCATTGCGGAGAACCTCCAAAACCAGTTATTTCTCCGTCTACTATTGTTGTTGGTTCACCTAAAGTCCCATAGTCTGCAAAAAAGATAGCTTTTATACCACCTACTGCTGATTTACAAGGTACTTTACGCCCAGTTGTTAATGAACAAGCCATATTATTATATTGTTTTAAATAAAAAAGGAATAGGCTAGAACCTACCCCTCTTAAATGATTATTAATTAAATTATATTATAGTCCTAATCCGTAAGAAACGATATTATCTACAACAGCATACTGAACTGCTGCCGTGTAACGTGCGATAAATCTTACATTTTTTGAACCATCCAAATCTGCCATATCTAAAACCTTGATTTCATTGTGATCTGATAATAAACCAGTTCCAAAGAATAAATTTGATTTAGTTGTAGCGATTGCAGCGTTATTTGCTAATCCGTTTGCAGCAACGATTTTAATACCGTTGAAGTATTGGATGTCGATATCTTGGTTTTGTCCTTGTGCATTAACACCAGCAGCACCTTGACCGTTTGCTTGGAAACCTCCTAAAGCTGATTTATAAGCTCTAAAGATGTTTGGAGAAACATAGATAAATAAATCTTCTTTGTCATAAACAGCATTTGGTATTTGTGCTTCAATCAATTCTAATTGAGCAATTACGTTTGAAGAATCTATTGCTTCTCCTGTAATTTTCTTTGCTCCTGTATGTCCTGCATCAGCAGATAATAAAGTTGAGAAACCATCAAATGTTCCTGCTCCTGCTGTTCCACTCCAGATATCTAATTCAGTTTGCTCTGCAATTTTTTCAGCCATTAATCCGATAAAGTAATCAGAAAAATTAGATGGTAAATTGTCAAATGCAGAATATCCCATAGATACCGCTTCCCAATCTGATTGAAATGGAGTTTTACAAAGTTCTAAATTTACTTGTAATTCTTTTGGTTCGATTATTCTTTCTGTTAAAGTAACAGTTCCAGCATTTGTGAAATCACAAGATGCATTTGCAATTGCTCCTGCTAAATCTACTCTTTTTAAAACCTCTTTGTGTTTTACATTTGGCTTAACTTCGATTAAACCGTTTGAAATTGTTTTACCAGATAAAAGTGCTGCGGATACATATTTTCCTGCAAATTCTCCTGCGTAAGTTGTTGTAATTGTTGGTTGTGGCATTTTTTATTTATTTATTTTATTAAAAATTCTACTAATTGTTGTACTCTTTGATTTTTGAGAATAAAGGTTTAATTCTTTTTTATCTGCTAAATTCTCTGGATTGTGTGAAATTCCTTCAACTTCTGGTTCAGCAGATAATTCTACTACTTCTTCTTTAACTTCTACTTTTGCAAGTTTAAGTTCGTTGATCTCATTTCTTAATTTTTCAATTTCAGAAAAGAACATTTCTTCTGATATTGATTTTACTATTTTTTTTGGAGTTGCTGTTTCAGTTGCTAATTCTTCTTCTTCAACTACTTCTTCAGTTGCAGGTGCTTCTTCTTCAGCTGGTGCCTCTTCTTCAGCATCTTTAATTTCTCCAATGATACCTTCTTCTGAAACTACGATAGTTTTGCCATCTGCTTCGTATCCTCCAACTGGTACTGCAACTCTTTCTCCATCAGCAACGACAAAGATTTCAGCTCCTGCTTCAAATACTTCTGCTTCTAAAATAGCACCGTTATCAAGTTTCATTTGCTCTAACTTTACCTCTATTCCAAGTAAAGTGCGAACCTTATTTAATGTTTCTTTTGTGTTCATATATTTAGTTATTATAATTTTCTTAAACCTTCATACAAAAATACAACCTCATCAAAGTCATTTTGCAAGTCATTAATAAGCCTTTGTATTGCACCAGCATTTTCTTTATCTCCTATGCTATCATATTTTCTTTGTACATCTTTTGCTTCTTCTAATAAGTCTCCATTTTTATCAACTCCTTGTTTTAATTGATTTGTAATTTTATTTATAGATGAAATATATTTACCTACATCATATTTTCCTAAAGATTTATATTTACTAAATAAATTATCAACCATTTTAGATGTACCCAACTCAACTTTCTGTGTTGCTAATTCAACTTTATCTACTTCTGCTAGTTTATTAAAAACTATTTTCTGTGTGTTCATATATTTAGTTAATTATTTTTAAAGTCCTGCTAAAATCTTATCTATTGATTTTATATTTTGTTCAACTTGTCTTTCATATTTCTGCAACTCTTTTAAAATGTCATTTGCACCTAACTCAATAGCAGATTTTTTGGTTCTTTGTAATTTTTTAAATAATTCTCTATTATCTTTTAAAGAATTTTCTAATGGTCTTTTAGCAGCTTCAATCATATCAATTCCTTTAATAGCACCTTTATTTGCTTGTGCCATTTCTGCTCTAATATCATCAACTAAAGCCAACTCAATCTTCTGCGTTGCCAATTCAACTTTTGTTTCTTCAGCTAGTTTATTAAAAACCCTTTTCTGTGTATTCATATATTTAGTTATTATTTTGTATTTTGGGTTTTAAAATGCACTATATAATTGATTTATTTTACCAATTAAAGTTCTTGCTTCTTTTACACCAGCTTTACTTGAAGCTATTTTATTTTTAAAAGTAGTTGGTAAATCAATACCTAATTCTTTAGCAGATTCAGTTGCTTTATCTCCTAACTTTATAGCATTTTCATAATCACTAATAACGGATTTGTATTTTCCTTCAGCTTTACTTAAAGCACTTATTAAAGTGTTACCTATACTTGAATCTAAATTTACTGCTTTTTCAAATACTTTTGTAAAATCATCAACTAACCCCAACTCAACTTTTTGCGTTGATAATTCTGTTTTTTCTTCTTTAAACAGTTTATTAAAAACCCTTTTCTGTGTGTTCATATTTATATAATAAAATTTAGTTTATATTTTGTATTTTCAAAATAAAATTATTCTTCTTCTGTTGCATTTATCCTTCCTATTCCTTGTTTCCAATACTCTGGAGTTTCGCAATTTTTATCAGTATTATTTTTACATTCAATTGAATACGTATTTTTACACTTACAATAAACTGCCTTCATTATGATAATAGTTTTTTAAGTTCTTCTATTACTGATAAATCTTCTTTTAATTCTTCGTTTGGTCTTTCTAACTTGTCTGCAAAATAACCCTCTATTGAAAAACCTTTTACTTTTCCAGTCTTTACATAATCATTCCATATCTCATCATTCTCAACCTTAACAGATCCCATCCAAGTACCAACTGGTACATCTAAACCATACAATGCAGTCTTGTCTTTTGCCTTATCTTCTACAATCCAACTCTCAACAAGTGTTAAATCTTTTAATTCTGAATCGTGTTCTAAAGTAGAATTAGATTGATTACCATTCTGCAAATACATTTGTGAAGCCTTTGCAACAGTTTTTTCTGAAAAAAATATATAGTATTCTTCTTCTCCGTTTCTTCTGTAAATTGGTTTCTTTGGTATTAATAAAGCACCCATTAACAATCTTTTTTCTTTGCTTATTTCAGCAAGTTTTATCTCTTGATTATTAAGTGCTATAAAATCTGATTCAATTGCAGGATTCTCAACAACGCTAATTGCTTCAACTCCAATTGCTTCATCATCATCTAAAATAAGTTCAATCATTTTCATACTTATATAATAACTTTTAATTAATATTTTATATTTTTAAATACTTTTTTATCCTATTGAAGCACCTTCAATAATATTTCTATCCATTTCTTGAGCTGTACTAACATCATTCGATACTACATAAGCTTGAACTGGTTGTTGTGATTGACCTCCAATTGCAGTTGCTAGTTGATTCGTTTCACTTGCTCCAACTACATTAAATGCGGGTGGTAATGATGCAGCAGGTGTTGATACACTTGGCTGCGGTATATCTACATCTGGTTGCGGTGGTGGTGCTACTTTTGATTTTGCTGTTGCTGATTTTATTGCAGAATAAATACCGACCGCTTGTGCTGCATATCCAATAAGCATAGGAATATTTTGAGGAAAACCAATTTTTGCAGTTTTTGCTGTACCTTCTGCAACTGCCATTGTTGCTCTTGCTCCAGCTTGTGTTGCAAATGTAACTGTCTTGGAAACTTCTAATACTAATTCTTTTGCAAGTAGTAATTGTTTTGCTACAAGCAACGCTTTACCAACCCCA